AATAGTTTCGTGCGTATAGCGAGCCGTCCAAGCTTCCTGCGCGTTGTCATAAGCAATTGCGCTACCTTCGTTTTTAACCGGGGCAGCACTAAAGCCTGACAGCTTGGTTTCCTCTTCAAAGGAACGCTCAGAAGATTCGGTTTCGTAAATCTCTTTGTGTTCCTGCCCATAACGAGCATACTCCAGACCGAACAGGGCGTTCAAGCCGGGGAGAAGCTCTTTCAATAGTTGTGCGCGTGAAATAGCCATGATTTATGCTCCCATTAAACGTTAGAAGGTGCGCTAGGATTACGATACGAATGCCCACCGTTATAGGTGACGGTATTCGGCGTACCTTCAGTCAAAGTGATGTACGGTTCATTGAACTTAACGATCACTTCACTATAGTTACCACTAGAATCAACGGTCTCAGGTACAAGACCGACTACTCGTAGTGGGAGCGTAAATGCAGTATTACCACCCGAATCGTATGCACCAATATTAGAGTTACCAGAAATAGTGGTGTTAGTCGAAGGCTGGGAAATGGCAATGTTATTACCAAGAACGCCAGCAGCGATTGGGGTGATGGTGGAAGAAGTTGCGCCACCTGTTACTGCTACTTTAAACAGCTGATCAGGATCATCTGCTACATAAGCCAGAATGTCGGAAGCAACTGTATTAGCTGGATAGTAGTTAGCAAACTGCTTCTGTCCAGTAGTAGGGTTGGTATAGCTGCAACCAAGAAACACACCAATTACACCCGTAGCTGATACTGTAGTAGTACCTGCCTCTTTAACAATACTGCCTGCTGACAGACGGACAATATCGCCGTTATAAATGGCGGTGCCGTAGTTGCTTGCAATCGGGAGTTCACGAGTTTGGCCCGCAAACACCTGACCGCCGATCAGATTGATCGGTTTTAGCCCGTAAGGGGCATTTACAGTCGGATAAGCCATGATTTACTCCAAAAAAATTGTTAGCCTTTACCAAACGAAGTACTAGATTTTCGATCTGAAAATAAAGGCATCCTAGGGTCGTTTTCTCGCATAAAACTATTGTCAATCGCACGAGTCTGAGCTTCAGTCTGGTTCGCGTAATGTTCATTACGCTGAACTACAAACTCTTCAGGCGTCTTGCATAACAACAGTCCGCCGATCTCGATGTTGTCCTGAAAGCGACTATCGGGATCAACTAGCAGTCCAAATTTTGGTTGTTCGTTAACTTTGACAGGCTCCCAACCTTCACGCAATTTCGAAGTGATGTTGCGTTGATCGTACTTGTCGCGGTACTTAACACGAATCCATCTGTACCTGAAACCCGGCTGCTTATCAGGTTCAGGTAGCAATTCAGCCGGAGCCCACTGTTTAGGCCGCTGCTGAGTTGCACGAGTCTCTAGCTCACGAGTAAGTCTGTTTTCAGCCATTATCTATTCTCCAATTTAAGAACTTCACGAGCATACTGCTCCGGGGTAAGTTTGAACTTTTTAGCTAACGCTGCTTGTGTAGCACTTAGCCTTACACTCCGTGGAGCTGTACTTCGTTTAGCTGAAGCTACAACAGTACTCGGCCTTTTCTGACTTCTTTGTGTGTCAGATGGACCTTCGTTAGAGAAGGCTTCTGGAAATCTTTTACGCATAGTTTTGTCTATGCGGTCGTAGTATTCGTCAGTCCCTATAAAGGCGCCGCCATACTCACGATATAGTTTCATATGCAGACCTTTGGCTGCCTCCGTCATCTCCTCGTCCTTATTGAACCAGTTTGAATTACGGCGGCTCCACTCTGCATACTTTTGATCCTCCGACTGATTTCTGTTGTCAGCCTGAGATCGTTGCGGAAGTTGTACATCATTTTCCTGAAGTTGTATATAGGGTTTTAAATTTTTTGTCCTGTCTACTTTCAGGCTCGCATTAGTCAACTTTAACTGAGCATCTGTAATCGTGTCAGGATCACCCATGGAATAGGCTTCCGCATACTCACGCTTGGCCATCTCCAGCTCGTTTTCAGCCGCTTCTTGGGCGGTATTTATATAGACCTGCTCGCCAGTGGCCAGAGTTTCCCGGAGTTTTTTATTCTCCTCCAGTATCTGCTGGGCTACTCGTAAGGCTTCCTCCTGCTCCCGATACGCCTTTTCCTTCTCCCGGCGCTCATCGTGCCATGCCTTCTTATACTGTTTAAACTTGGTAACTACTTCATCAGGATACTCTCCACCCTCTTCAGGTGTTTCTAAAGAGTTAATAATATCCTTGGGAAGTGGCTCCTTACCACGGTCTTCTGCGGGAGTATCGTCTTCAATCTCGACAATAAACTCGTCTTCTTCGTCCTCTGGACGAGACATTTTTGTCTCTATTTCGTCCGGGAATTTGTACTCTTCCTTGTCCATATAACCTCCTTATGCTCGTGAAATGCCGCGCGGATCATCAACAACAGCTTCTACTGAGTCATCATTAATCAGGCGGAACTCCCGACCATGAATCTTCAATCTTGTGCCGCTATTTGGTCTTGCCAAGACAAAATCCCCTTCTTTACACCAAGGGCCAGTAGGAAATTTCTTATCGTCTTTATAACAATCCGGGCCTAATTTCACGACAAAAAAGACCGTGCTAAGGACTTCTTCATAGTGCATGGTTGAATCAGCCTTGATAATCCCGCTTTCAAATTTGTTATCGATCTCGGGAATAGCCACCAAAATGTGATACCCAGAAGGTTCCGGCAGTTGTTTAGCCTTCTCTTCGGCATCCTGTGGTATTTCACCGCTTTCTGTAGCGATTACTATGTCAGTCATCGTCTTCACGCTCCAATCGTTTTACGAGGTCTAATAGGTACTGCTCAACTACGGTGAAGCCTCGAATCTCACCGCAAATCTTTTGATACTCTGCGTAGTCTTTGGCTACGCCATCCTGTAGCGCTTGCTGTAGCGGCTGCCGTCTTTCGCTGATGTATGAAAGAACAGCGTTTACTAGTTTTGTGTTCATTTCTTAGCCTTGTTAAAAGACGGGTTGTTGTCCTTCTGAGGCCGCATATTCATCTTCATAAGCTCCATGCCCTGTCTGAAGCCCTCTACTTTTTCTTTTCTCTGGTCGCCAATATTCTTTATGGCCATATTTGCGCCAGCAATTTCTTTCTGAGCATCAATGCGCTGCTTTTCGACCTCTAACTGAGCCATACGAGCGGCTGCATCTGCTTGATCTTTTGCGATCTTGCGCTGAACTTCAGCCTGTTTGATCTGCAGTTCTTGCATTTGCATCTGAATAATTGGGTCTTGCATTTGTTGTTGAGCCTGTTGAGCTTGTGCTTCTTGTTGATGTTGTTGCAGCAAAATGCCAGAAGCCTGTGCAGCAGCTTGAGAAATCTGCAGCTCCATTTCTTTTGGAATCTCTTCGTGTTCATTCTCCCGGTCAAAGTCAGGGATAGTTATGCCCATCTGCTGCTCCATTTGCTTCTTGTATTCAAAGCCTACGTGTTCAGCTATGTGAGCCTGCATCGCTGCCATCATCATTTGTACATTCGGATTTTGCTGTAGTACCGCCTGCACTTTCGGGTCTTGCATTGCCATCTGGTGTACGGCGATATGCGATTGATGATCCTGATACACAAACGCTTTGACAGGTTTACCTTTCAACAGATTCATATTCTCTGTAACAGGGTCGCGTGGGCGCATGTCGTCTTCCATCGGCACTATCTTGTCGGCGTTTTTTACGCCCAAGATGTCAATCATTTGCCTGTGTAGATACGGCATGTTGTATATCTGTGGAGCACTTTGAGCCAGCTGGAACACGGCCTGATACTGCACAACCTTTTGAGACATGGTCGCTGCATTCGGGTCACTTACCGGCACCACATCTACCATGTCATAGTCAGTCTGTTTTACAGACGGACGACCGTCTTCAGGTTCAAAGTCGTACGAAGGGGGGAGAAAATCACGAATAATGTCTTTAAGAAGGCGGAACTCCTCCTGCATAGCGTAGTGAATCCTAGCCTGTACAGCCGACATCACTTTCAGAGTACGTTCTAGAATGGCCAGAGTTGTGCCTACTGGGGTCTCTGCCGACATGTCTGATACTTTCATATCAGCAGCAGAAGCGAACCGACGACCTTCTTCAATGATCTGGTTCATCAAACCGGCTAGAACTTGAGACGGCTCCTTATATGGGAGGGGCAGGATGTTATCCCTAATACTTCCACTCGGGACATCGACATCACGGAATTCTCCCGGAGTAATTGGTGTATCGTCCCCTTTAACTCGTAGGCCTCTAGATTTAAGCCCACCCGGAAGGTTCGACAAGGTTCCTGCATCAACCAGTTGGCGCAGAATGGAAGTTCCAGATTTAGCATACGCGCCGATTAAGTGAATAAGACCAAAGTAGTAGAAGCCAAAGCCGGGGATGTAACCGTAGTGAACGAAGTGATTACGCTTCTGTTTAGTCTTGTCATCAGGCTTCCAATTACGTCTGATAGCTAGAACCGTTTGCGTAG